TTTCAGGTAATGATTTTAAACTTTCAGGTTGTAGTTGTTGTTTTGCTTCTTCAGAATTTGGATCCAATCCTTGTTCTAACATTGCTGCTAACATTTTAGTTGCAGCATCTGCCATTAAAGTTTGTTCAACCATTCCTCTTTTTTGTTCTAACATCTCATTATATGAAAAGTCATCAACAGCTCTATAAGTTAATCTTGTAGATCTTTTTGCAAATTCAGCTACTAGAACATTAACTACATTAGGAATAATTGGATAGAATTTTAATTCAAGTGCAGATACATCTTCTTTAGTAAGAGTTTCTACAACATCTCTATATTCATTATCATCTTCAATTATATAGTCTGTTCTATCAATAATACCTTTTGCTAGTTTATAATTTTTCATTAATCTTCTAGCATTTCTACGGATTTGTTTAAGACCTTGCCACTCTAACCAGTCTAGATTCCAAGCTGCCCACTCATCTGTTTTATCTTTTTTAGGTAAGAACTGCAGAGGTTGGGTAATACTACCTAACCTATTCTGTGAAGTCTTAGCACCTTTCTTAGCCTGTAATGCGTTATATATTTGCATAACTTTCTATTTAATATTTTTAAATGCAGATTTTTTAAATCCTCTATTCATAGTAGATGTTTTATGACCCATGTGTTTAAATGGACTCTTATTTAATTTAAACAAATTTTCTGACTTTTGCAAGTTTTTAGCTGCATCATCCATGATTGTTCTTGTTGCAACACCTCTATTTGATTCTTGAATCCTCATGAATGCAACAAGAGCAGCAAAAGAAACTAGTCTATCCACATTGACTCCATCTGCATATTCTCTCATTTCTTTGATTAACATAGGATCAGGAATCCTCTCTATACCATAGGTAGTTCTAACTACTGTACCATCTGGTTTTAATTCTTGATCTAATTCTTCTTTAGTAAATTCTATGGCATAACTAAGAAGATGTGCTTTAAAAAGAGTACCTGTATTTTTCCAACCATATTCTTGATACACATTATTATTAGAACCTAAATCTTTTAAAAACATAATCTGTCCTTTTGGTACAAGATATTTTTGTTTACGTCTTGCAATCATGTGTTGAATAAAATAAGATATGTTATTTTCTACAAGTGCCCATGCATTATACCATTCAATAATAAGTTCTAGTTGTTTATGTGTTTGATTTATATCATCATATCTACCACACCAAGCAGCCACTATCTTACCTTGTTCTATGTAAGTCTCTACTTCAGTACCCGTAACTTTTTGCACTCTTATTGGAGCTTTCATTATGTAGATTGAACATAATGATTCTGATGTTGTAGTTTTACCTTCACCTACGGGGTCAATAGATGCATAATATGTTTTACCAAACTCAGGATTTGGAATTGGTCTTTCCCATACAACAATACATCCTGTTTTATCTTCAGTCTTTTTGTTTATTGGAAATTGCATTATTGGACTTTTATTACTTTTAGTAACTACAGGCCTTCCCTCTATATCAGTTGATATATCTAAATATTCATATGCATAGTCTTTTTCTTCAATTCTTCTTTCTTGTGCTGCAAGTAAATGAGGAGGAAATACAGATACTGTTCTGTATGCAAATGCTTCTTTTATATTTCTAGGATGCTGAGATATACGAAGCTGGTAGTCTTCTGGAGATAACTCATCTTTCCATTGTTTAAACTGTTTTTTTAATGCTTCTATTGCTTCTTCTACTAATGAATTACCATAATCATCTATGTAAGGAGGCATAGACCATTGTTCAGGAATAAATAAACCTGACATACCTGTAGTACCTTTATCATCTATTAAATCTGTTTGTACAGCATATATATCTTTAGACAAAGGATTTAATATCATATCCTTTAAAGGATTACACTGAGATAAATCTCCTACAGATCCTGCAGCAATAAACATCCCTGTAGTAATTAAACCAGATCTCATTGCCGGTCTCATGTACTCATATGTCTGATCCATCTTAGGAGCAATTCCTGCCTCCTCATGGAAGAAGTATTTAACTGGACCCCCTACACCATTTGTTGGATCTTTCTCAAATGACATACCTTGTATAGTACCTTTAAGACCAACTTCATTCTTTCTATCTCCTTTTCTTACCTCAATCTTTTGCTGCCACATCATTACTTTATCCGGTGACATAGGTCTGTACCATGCTGTATGTTCATTTAGGAATGCAGCATATTCTTGTAAGAACTTCCAGGATCCTTTCTCATTGATATAATCCTTAAGACTGGCTCCCATCTTGAGAGTAACCCCAGCCTCAAACCATTGCTGATTTATAAACTTACCCATATGATAGTAAGAAGAGGCTATCTGCCGTTTCTTTAAGATAGCTGAGTGTTTATAATTAAGTTCTGCCAACAACTCATATAAGGCCATATGATACTGAGCATCCCTGATCTTAGCAAAGCCAAACTGTTGTATCTCTTTGTCAAAGATAGGCAAGAAGTTTAACCACATGTAGTATTCTCTAGCTACAAACCATGTGTTATCTTTATCTTTTACTATAATACCTTTACGGCATTTAAGCTTTTGATCATCCCAATATGTTATATAGTCTTTTGATTTGAATGGAGATGTAGTATATACTCCAGCTTTTTTAAACTTGACTGACTCAGATATAAAAACTTCATTGGTAGTTTCATTGAAGTTGTACTTACCTGGTTCTTTAAATACTCCAAAGATAAAGTTGCTGAACTCTTCTCTGGATTCAAAACTTGTGGTTGTCCAGTTTCCGTTGTCATAGGTTGGTATGTCTTGGTAAATTTCACTCATTACATGTCATATGCTAGTCCTTGTCCACCTCTAACTTTACTTTGTTGTTCTTCTTGAAGATCTTTATAGGCTCCTTTAAAAGACTGTCTAATTGCATCATAGTTTTTAGCTGCGCTAATTAGAGAGTTTATATTACCATCTCTACCTGCAGTAATTGTAGTTACTTCCATATATCTTGCTAATCTATCTAACATGGATGCAATACCTTTATATGCTCTAGATGTTGGTGTTTCATACATTCTTTCACAGAATTTAAGCGCAGTAAACACAGCATCATCTTCTGTTGAGAACTCACCTTCTATCTGTTGCATGATCAGGTTTTCTTTATCTATATCTGGTGTGTAGAAGAAAGGATTCATATCTGGATTAGGACATGTCATGTAGAATAAGTACTGATATATCTTAAGGTAATCTTCTGGATAATCATCCATGATATCTTTAAGTGCCTTTAGAGTATAGCAATGCTCTGTTGGTATTACTACATTATTTTGTATTTCAAATAGCTTAACTATCATATAAAGGGATTTTCAATTTTTGGTTTGGACTTTATGCCAAATAACTTTTTAAAACCATCTATAAGTCCTGTTGCAAGATATGAATTAAAAAATAAATGGTCATTATCAACTACAACATATCCTTTTAAATATTCCTCATCTGGTGAGTAGCTTATACTTGTTTTTTTATTTGGTTTAATCTTTACAAGTAATTTACCTTTATATCTAAATAACACTAAGCCTGAATAGCCCAATATTATTGTTCTTCCTGGGTAATTCTTATCATAGTGTCTTACTTCATAAAATTTCATACTATTTTTTTTTAATTGGGTTGTCTTTCATATAGTGAATAATTGCCTGTACTTCATCTACTAAATAAGGTACTGCAATTGCTTTTACTTCTTTTATTACAGGGTCTCCATTCTCATCTTTCTTAGTTACAGGATACCCCCAATTATCTTCAGCCTCTACCTCAAACATAACATGGTGTATAAATATTCTTCCTGGTTTTAGTTTAGGATTATGCTTCAATATAATATACATATAAATACTCAATTGTAAAGCATAATGATAGAAATGACAGTCATCTAAGTTATCTACTGGTGGTAGCATTTTATCCGGCATACCCTCCCAGTTTACATAAGACTCCATATCTATCTTCTTATTAGTCTTGTAGTCAGTGATATTTACTTTACCATTGACTACTTCAACTAAATCTGATTGGCCACATAAGCCTGCTGACTTAAGATAGACCATATGTTCTGGATACACGCCTGGTTCTAACTTTTGATTTGGTGCTACTCTTATCCCATTATTCTCACCAGATGGTTTAAATACAGGTATAGTAACTCCTTCTCTTTCTAATGAAGCTAAAGAGCATAAGTCATCTTCTCTTTGGTTATGGTACCATGTACCTAAGGTAGTAGATCTGTCTGCTTCATTAGTCCATATCTGCTGTATCAATACAGGATCAATACCAAACCATTTTGACTTTTTACTCTTAGTAACTTTCTCTGCAGTCTTTTTTGCATCAAAAGGTTTTTTAAAAGCTGATACTACAGAAGTAACACTAGTCCAGCTAATGTTTTCTTCTGAGCTTAAGCTTTTGTAGCTATGATCTGCTGCATTAAATACTATACTCATGTTTAATCTTTAGATTCATCTAATGCATCTAACTCATCTTCCTTTTCTTCAGTAGTAAGTGCTTCCCATTTACCTAGTGGACATTCTGATGATAAAGATCTTGTTTTAAAGTTAAGTGAGCACCCACATTCATTACAGCAAGGAGCTGTGCCTTTAACAGCACACTTCTTTCCTTTGTGTTCACATTCATCACATATACTATATCTTAATCTAGCTATTTCTTCTACTGTCTCATCTCTGATAACTGAGTTAGTTATGCCTTCAATTATTTGGTTTCTGTTCTCCCAAATTAGTTTTAGTGTGTTTTTCATCTTTTTCTTTTTTAAAAGTTTCTCTTCTTTGTTCTTCTAACAGAATCTTCTGTTCTAATACAATAAGCAAGTCAAGCTTTGACTCAATTCTTTTTTTATTAAAGTATGCTCCAAAAGTGGATGTGTCATGGTTTTCTAAAGACTTTTTAAATCTTGGTATAGACTTTTTTACTGTAGAGCTTTTTGTTATAAACTGACCTAAACCATCTATGTTTATTCTTGGATGCTCTAAGTTTGCCACACATTCTCTAATTCTTTTGTAGTAAAAGTCTATAAAATTTTCAACTAGTATCTGATCTACATCAAGATCTTCAGCTACATGTTTATATAAACTAGATGCTTTCTTGGGTATCATTCTGACCAAAGAATTTGTAATCTAATAATATATTCCCATCTGTTTGTATCTTCAGATCTGGGTTTAAACTGATTATCTTTTTATTGTCTTTATCCTTTATTACTAAGCCATTTTTCTCAGCTTTATTAATACAGTTTCTGACAGTCTGTGGTGTTTTAAATATCCACTCCTCCTCAGAAGATGCATCATAGCAAAAGTTAGTTAGCTCAATTGGCTGGTTAAAGCTCAATAGTGTTAAACAGTTTAAATCAGATTCACTCATTGTCACACGGTTAATGTAACAATGAGTTAGTATCTGAAATTTAACAACATCCCATTTGGGCATTTTGACCCGCTTTTGTACTTGGTTTACAAGTGCCATGGTTTATTGTTTTTTAAGCTTTCTTTCTTTTGGTGTAGGTACTTCATCTTGAACAAGATCTTCTCTCTCATTTTCTTCTTCCTCAAATTCTTCATGGTTCTGAGGATTCATCATCATTGCCATTTGAACTTGGAACTGTGCTCTTCTAAATCTTACTTCATCTATCTCAGCAAGTTTCTTCTCATAATTAAGTTGAGCATCCAGATAGGGAATTGAGTCTTCATAAAACTTAAGCATGTCAGCTTTTTTTGCAGCTAATTCTTCTGCAGATAATTCCATTTCTGGTTCATGTTGGTTCATGTTTTCCATTGTATATATTTTATAAGTTTAGACAAATATACAATAAAAGTTTAAACAAGATATATTTAAAACAAAAAATCCAGGCATACAAAGTACCTGGATTAGTATATCTAGTATATCTTAATCATAGTCCTGGAACTCTTCTTCTTTTTATATACTTCTTCTGTCTGACTTTTCTTTTGCTTCCTCTACAACCCGGAGGATCACCTGGTCCACCAGTACATTGACTTTCTGCAGATGCTGCATTAGGAGATTGCAAACCTGTTACTCCGCCAACCTCATAACTTTTCATTGACCTGATCATTGGTGCAGGTCCTCCTTTTTGCATTGACTTACAGAATACTGTAGCATCTGTAACTCCTTTTAATCCATGTTTCATATTATCTATTTTTAATTGTAAAGTTTAAAACAGTAAGCAGGTAAAACTCTCTTGATATATCTATCTCTAGTGAGAATATGTCCAAACTAGATAATCTCAATCTTACCATCACTTTATCCCACTGCTTCTTTGAATTATTCCAGTTGTTTCTCAGTTTCATACTATAAGCTTAATAACATATCAATTAACTCTTGCTGCGGGAACATGTCCACTTTACCTCTTAATACATTAGTGTGAGAGTACATTCCAGGTGTAGAATTAGCTTTAGCCAAATCTAACACATCAAATCCATCAGCACCTTTAGCTTTTACATACTCTACTAAACCTACTCTAGGATCTATGTTATATTTCTCAGCTACAAATAGTATCCATTGTTTTAATGCAGTTATCTGAGCATCTGAGTATCTGTGCCAGAACTGAAATTCACGGAATGGTTTAGCTAGCTTAACTATCTGTTTAGGATCTGCTGGTGTACCAACATATGTTTTACCATTAACTATCTGACCCATACAACATACCTCAATAGCTACAGAGTTTCTATGCATAACAGAGTTACCTGTACCTGT